CCGTAAAAGCCTTTTTAAAATCTACTAATTCCAGATATTTTGTAACAATTAAGATCGTATCAATTGGACTCATTTCCAGTGCTTCCTCAGCTGGGACATCAAACAAAATTGTGAGTAGCTTCATGATCTGTTCGTCTTCCAATCCATCAAGTGCCTGCACAACAAGTGCTGCCTCGGACATATTATCCAGGTTTTCGCCAATAGCCGAATAAATTTCCATGCCGTCCGTTACTAAAAACCGGGCGGCCTGAAGCAGTCTTTTGTTAGTCAGTTTCGGAATATTAAAAGAGGATCCGTCACTAAGCTCAACGGATCCAATGATTTTTGGTTCTAAATCCAACGATTCAATTGTTTTCTTTGCCATTAATCATATCCCCCTTAGATCACCTGTTCAAATTCAATCATGACATTTTGATCTTCCGGCAGATCGTCTACTGTGTGGGCATTCATCTGCAGAGGTAATAATCTTTGCCCTTTTTCAAAGGTAGTTTCCGAGTCGTCCCCACTTACTTTGCAATTGTAAAAAACAATGCCATATAATGTTCCGTCTTTTTTGAGAGATAACAATGCAACCATAAATGCTGGAACCTCAGAAGGTGCACCGTAACTCATTTTTTTATAGCCCAATTCTGTTACTGGTGATACTTCTGCACCAGCTTCGTGATCTGCTGTCAGAGGATCTTTTAAAGTGATCTTTGTATTCGCAGCATCTACTGCAGCAATCTTTTTCACTTCGTCACCAAGTTTTAAGTATCCATTAGCTGTAAATCCGGTAACTGCAGCAACGGTCAGCACTGTAGCTCCAGCAGCAACAGGATTTGATAGCGTAGTAGGTTCACCCAACACAGGCGGAACATCTGTGATTTGGCTGCCGATCCACGTCAACTGCCGATTATCAATCGTCGGCTCTGCAAGTTTTGTAGACAGCGAACTTGAAAATCCAGTAATGACTTGGTCAACTGGCTCGGTTGATTGGTCAACTTCAATATCGTCTGTGTCGAATCCGCGGGAGACCGCAATTCCATCATTCGTCGCGCCGACATCCCGCCACCCGTTCTTCGCTTCATATGTTGTAAGATCGATAATGTCTGATAATTTTTCCGGTCTTGCCATCCCATATGGAGCAACTAGCAACCGCCCCGGTCCGCCATAAATGGAGGCTTGTTTGCTACTAATCCTTTGAAATTTTGCCATGCTATTTCCTCCTATGCTTCTAAATTGTAAAGAGCCATATAACACCATGACTCCGGCTTATTCGTGTCCTCGTCCGTATCCGTGATTGGAGAGCTTTCATGTTGGCACCAAGTAACGGCTAGCCCCTGAATATTGCCGGCATATCGCTCTAATGTATTCATTGCCCTAATAAGTACCTGCGTAGCCTGTACAGGACTGTCAGCACGGGCTAATAATTGCAATCTGGTATAATTGCTACCACCTGCATTACGAACAAGCAAAACGGGCAGTTTCGCCGTTGCAGGGATCGAGATCCCATAAGACGGCACGTCCGGCATATATAGACTAAAGAACTTGAGAACAGGAGGAACCGGATCCACGTAGTCAATCATTTATGTTCCCCCTATCTGAACAGCGTATCTTTAATTTGCGTTTTTGCGACTTTCTGCATGCGCTCACTTGATATATCAAGGCCGCGCGCCATAAGGTTATATTTCTTCTCCAAAAATCCTGCATATGCGACATTTGAACCTGTTTCAAGGATTGTTTTTCCGTTTTGATCCACAATTTTATGAATAACATCACCATCCGAAGCAGGAGAACCGGAGTTATATCCGATTGAATTAACATACAGACCGGTTTGTATATGTCCTTCGTTTCTAGTTAATTCTTTCGTTTCATCCGCCCATACCTTCCCCATCGCTTCAACGGCGCGGTTTTTCGCTTCCGTCAACTTGTGTGGCATTGTCTTCTGAAAATATTTTGCTGTTTTCTTGTCTATCTTCAAATTAAAATTCACGTCCCCCAAGCTACTCACTCCCTTTCAAAGTTGCTTCGTAGTGATGGAGCCTGACGCGACCATAGACCGGAGTTGCGCTCTCAAGCGTGTATTCTCCGGCCAGAACCATATTTCCCAGCTTGTCCTTTATGTCACGCACTCTCATATCATTGTTCAGTGCCTGCGTGAAGCCGGTAAATAAGACATTTTGAGTGATATAGTTTTCACCGTTATCATCCCGGGAAACAAACTTTTTCACTTGGTCAACTCGGCAGGGGACGTTTTCAACCAGGACATCCTCATAGACGTCCTGATTGTAATCATCCTTGCCAACAAAGATATGCTTTACCAGCGTGCACCGATGGATCAATAAGCTTTCAAATCTCATTGATAATCACCCGGCCCTGATACATTGAAAAAGCCGAAACCGGTAAGCGTTGGCTTTAGCCCATCTAAAATCATGTCCAATTCGGTAATACCAGTTTTTCCCCCAGGTGCTGCCTTTTCCATTGCAGTGTAGGAATATGATCCAATTCTCTCACTTTGCAGATTCGCCATGCCTGCTTCTTTCACATCCACGTTATCCTGGTACCACAACAAATCTACTAGATGGATGGATGCTGTCTTTAAATCTTCCAAGATGCCGGGATCTGCCGTTTCAGAGTAATCTACTTTCGTAGAGTAATATATCCACCGCGCCGCCCTGAAAAGATAGGAGTCGATGTCTGCATCCGGCAAAGCTTTCACCTCTGCAAAAGCAGACCGTTTTTTCACGTCATCTACCGTGGCGTACATGTCATTTCGCCTCGACAATAAAGCCGGCTTTGATGCGTCTTAAGAGTTGATGTGACGGCTGTTCTGGCAGCTCTTTTTCCTGTTTCCCAGACAAAGTAAAAGACCCTTCCGCATACTGTGTGGATGGGTCTTTCAATTTATATTTTTTAGCTTTTTGTTTTGCTTCTGCCATTTAGACCACTCCTTATCGTGCTTGATCAAGTGTCAAGATTAGGCGGGCATTTTTCTGGAATGGAACATATTCGTCCGTTACAGTTGCATAGCTGCCTTCTACCTGTGTTTTCACATTGCGGTCAGTTTCAACGCTCAGTGGCTTGTATTGGTAGTTTACAAGCGCATAGTCGGTATCAACCAGCATAATTCGGTTATCCGGCATTTGATTTGATACGAACGGGGCTGCATTAATGAAGTCCGGCATATCGCCATTTTTCACTTCTTGCAAAAAGATCATGTTCCCAGAGTCTTCTTTCTGGCTGGCCCACGCTTCAGCTGTTTTCAGGTTCATAACTGCGACTTTCGGTGTAAACCCGAATTTGTCCTGCATGTATTGTGCGGCATACCAGGCGTCCGTCAATTTCAATTCGTTTGCCGTTTTCACGCCGAGTGTTGGGGCTGCATCTGCTCCGTCATCAAAGTAGCCATTCAGCAGCCGTTCGACAGCCCTGTATTCATCTGTTCGGCCTAAACGTTGGCCGCGCAGTTGTACGTGTAAAGCAAGCATATCAATATTCATGCTGCGCGCTTCGTCCGTGATTTCTACCCCAGCGCCGCGCTTAAATACGCGAATAATGCGATTCCCATCGATCTTGATCACCGCGGTCGGGATTGGGGCGGCCTGGCCAACATACGAAAAGTCCAGCTCATCCTTGTCCGGATCATCGATGTAATACCATTGGTAGGTTTGCTGATCGATTGGAACCGTTTTGGCAACCAATTGAGCAGCACGTCCCTGTTTTGCATATCCAATACGGATCCCATCTTCAACGATCGTATTGAAAAGTGGTTTCGTGTTGTCGTTCTCGTATAAAGTACGGACCTGCTCCATACCGATGTTGTCATAGCCAAATGCCCGGGCTACATCTCTCACTGTTACCGCATTTTGATCAAGGTATGACCGATACAAAAAAGAGCTGTTCCCCTTCACTAAAGAATCAGCCGAATTAGCCAAACGTTTGTCTTTTACTGCAATATTTTTTAATTCGGAGCGCAATGCCGAGCCTGTTTTCAGCTCGACGATTTCGCCACGCTTGTTTTTAATCTTTTTCATTCTGCATTCCTCCCCTTATTCGAATACTTCTACAGTGCCGTCAGAATTTACTTGAGCAACAAACGTACCATTTGCGGCATCTGCTTTTTTAACCCCGCCATTACCATCTGCCACGACCGAATCACCAATGGCAAGTGTACCAGAATACGGAAGTTTGTAATTGCGTTTGTATCCAAGCAAATATACGCCAAGTGGCTGTTCTGGGCTTTGTACATCATGCTTTGCGACCATTTGAATAGCATCACCATCCGCACATTTCACGGCCGTGTATGGTGTGCTGGTGTCAAATTTTAATAACGCTCCTACCTTGATGGGCTTATCAGTCGTCGCTTCCTTTGCAAATACTGTAATAGAGCATCCATAATCATCCGGCAACACGCCACCTGTCTTAATGTATGGCATTATTCATCATCTCCTTTAAATTTTTCAGATACAATTACATCCTCGGCATCGCCGCTATTAGCGCCACGCGTTCCTGGGTCATCCGGGTTGGTTTGGCGACCAGGAGTAAACCGGTCTTTTGTCATTTCCTGATAGGAATTGATTTCGTCTTTGATAAAGCCAATATCTCCGGACCGTGCCAGCATTTGTTTGTAGGCATCTGCATTAAACTTGTCACCCTGGGCCCGTACCCGGCTTTGCACCGCCTGGTCAATCAAATCGGCAACATATGCCCGCCCTTGCTCTGCTTCTTTTTTTAACGCACGCACGCCTTCTACGGTGGCTTGCTCACCGAGCTCATTCCGAATGGCAATGTCATCCGGTTGCCGGAAAGTTTCCCCTTCTGCTGCCAATACATCATAAACGGCACGCTTTTCAATTTTGTTTTCGCGAATAGCTGTTCTAACTTCATCCAATAATCCCACACTGTTTTCCCCCTTTGGTTTTGGCATATAAAAACGACGCTTCCCATCATCCAGCCGGATGATGTAGCGCCGTTCTA